GCACGCCAGACACAGCCAGGTAATACTTCGCCATCAGATGATGCACGCATCCAGCCCACGACACCGGTGGGAGTAGCAGCTGGATCTACAGCCGATGGCCGCCCACCCGTTGCCAGCGAGTTTTTAGAAAACATACAAGCCACTCCCAATCTATTGGCCAGATTAGCTTCAATGACCTATTCTATATCCATCTACCTTCTCAATGATGGAGAATTTGGTCAGTTGTTGTCACAGAATCGCAAAGTATTACCGGCTACTAGATCATTGATCATACAGAGCGGAGGGATTCCACAAAGTGATGTTCGTGGCACAGGCACACGCAACCCTTATTTTGATGTAGACTTCTACATCGATGATCTACAAATAAACAATCTCGTAGCAGGACCCGCTGGCGTAGGAGCGCATACTGCTACTACGATGGATTTCACTGTGGTCGAGCCTTACGGTATCACTTTCCTACAACGTCTCAAAGCCGCAGTACAAAACAATCTTGGCGCCAGCGAAAACGTCAACGAACTGAGCCAAAATTTCCTGATGGTGATTAGATTTTATGGTTATAATGATCAAGGATTACTGATCAGCGGATCTCAGCTAGGAGTCAGGGAAACAGGCAGTGATACCAATGCTGTCGTAGAAAAATGGATCCCATTCAATATCACGGATATCAATTACAAGATATCTAGCAAAGTCACTGAGTATCGGGTGAAGGCCGTGGTCACGGACAGTAACGTGGCATTTAGTACCATTGATGCTACCATACCTTTCAACTTTGAGCTTACCTCTAGCACAGTGCAAGATCTGCTCAACGGTCAATCTACCTTGGTGTCTTCGGGTTCAGCTGCTACTGTTGATCCAAACCAAACTGATGCCGAAACCGCGAGATTGAATAGGCAAGCAGGCAATCCAGCGCCTCCCAAAGCATCAGCTATACCAGAAAGAAAGACCTATGCTGGTGGGTTGTGTGATGCGTTGAATCAACATGAACAAGAATTGGTCCGGATCAATGGTTATGAGATCGCTAATCGCTATATCATTGAACTAGAAGATGTGCCAGGACTCAGAGATGCCAAAGTTGCTCGTCCAGGACGCAGCGATAAGGCTACCGGTGCGATGAACAAAAATCAAGATGCCGCGCAGAAATATCTCGCATCTCGCGGCAGCGTCAAGAAAGATGAAAAGAATTACAGCATTATCGCTGGTACACAGATAGTACAGTTGATAGATCTTGTGATGCGCACCAGTAGTTACATCACGAGCCAGCAGACTATCATTTTTGATCCCAAGACAGGTGATCCAATAAACCAGAGCCCGGTGAGTACTGTGCAATGGTATCGTATCCGCAGCGAATGTCGGCCATTGGGCTATGATCGAAAACGTCGTAACATCGCCTATGAGATCAAATATATCATCAGCAGATATCAGATCAATGATCCAAGGAATGCATACTTTCCCAATGCTAGATATCGAGGCGCACACAAGATTTACAATTACTGGTTTACCGGACTCAACAGCGAAGTGCTGGATTTCCAGATCGATGTGAATTCTAACTTTTTCATGACCATCGGCAACGATGGCAAGAGCGTGGATCCTGCGCCCAATGCCCAGTATGTAGAAAAACGTGCCTTCCAGGCCAGACCCGGCCAAGCCAATCAACCCGGATCAAACGAAGCAGGTATGCCAGCTGCCAATTTGGCAGACCGTATCTATAGTCCCGTTGATGTGGCACAGATCAAGCTAGAGATAGTTGGCGATCCAGACTGGATACAACAGAGCGAAGTGTTTTACAAAGGTGTGGATCTCAAACCATTCGTCCAGGATGGATCAGTGAACTACGATGCCAGCGAAGTGTTGTTCGAAGTCAATTTCAATCCAGTATCTGATTACGATCTCTCCGTGGGCATCATGGATAGCCAAAAGAAAAACGCCAATCGATCTGGCCTGTTTTCTCCCAAGCCACAAAAAGATGTGTTCCGGGCCACAGAGGTACAAAGCTATTTCCGGCAAGGGCGATTTACCCAACAGATACAAGGTCTCATAGTTTATTTCAGTGATTTCTCTGAGAATCTAGGAGCAAGGAACACGCCGTCCACTGCAACAGGCACGAGATCGTTGTCTGCCCAGGTGCCCGATTATGCTGTGCAATCATCAGCTGGATTACTAGACATAGATATAAGCGCCGCCGAAACAGGCGCCATAAATTACAAAGCCAGCGGTCTAGCACAGGTCTTAGATCGCCAGGCCGAACTAAATCGCGCCATCAGTACAGGTTCCCCCAAACCCGGAGCCACAGTGGTATCAGATGATGCGATCTCAAATACGCCTTTCGTGGGCGGAGCATAAGAGGAATAAACGATGGCATGGAGTACCCAACGGACCACAGGACGTCCTGGTTCATATAAACTAGATCGCGGCGGCACGCCGGTTGAATCGGGTCCATTTATCGGGATCGTGAAGAATAACAATGATCCGATCAGGGCCGGCCGGGTACAAGTCTGGATCGAAGAGTTTGGCAACGGCAACCCTGATGATGACAGCACCTGGCGCACAGTCAGTTACATCTCCCCATTCTATGGTACCACCGAACAGTTTGGTACCGACACCGGACAAGGTAGTTTCGTTGGTAACAAACAGAGCTACGGGCTCTGGTTTACTCCGCCAGATATCGGCACAGAACTGATCTGTTTCTTCGCATCAGGTGATCCAAACCAAGGTTTCTATGTGGGCAGCGCGATCAAGCCTGGCATCAATCATATGTTGCCAGCCATTGGTGCTTCTCGCAAATTCAAATTAGATAATTCTCCACAGAGCTCGTATTTTGCCAATGCTGGTAGATTGCCTGTGACAGAGATCAACGATGAAAACCAAGCCATCGACGAGAATCCCAGATTCTACGATGAAACCAAGCCAGTACACAGCGTGGTCGCTGCAACGATGTTGCAGCAGGGATTGATCAACGATCCCGTGAGAGGCCCAATCGGATCAAACGCCCAGCGAGAAAGTCCCAGTGCAGTGTTTGGCGTGAGCACCCCTGGACGTCCCATCTATTCGGGTGGCCTCTCAGAAGAAGATATAAGACAACGACTCGAAGCTGGCCAAGTATTACCTCAAGATGCTATTATCATCGCCCGTCGTGGCGGCCATAGCATCGTCATGGACGATGGAGATCTCACAGGCCAGGATCAACTGATACGCATCCGTACAGCCAAAGGTCACCAGATCACCATGAGCGATTCTGGGGATAGTTTCTATATCATACACGCCAATGGTCAGACTTGGATGGAGTTTGGTAGCCAAGGTACCGTGGATGTATATGCCACTAATTCTATAAATTTCCGTAGTGCTGGCGATATCAACTTACATGCCGACCGCAGCGTGAATATCAACGCCAGAGCGTTGGTCAATATCCGCGGCGAGAGATCGGTGGCATTAGAAAGCGATCTCATACAAGCTAGTTCTAAACAAGCTATGTTGCTGTATTCCGACAGCTACGTAGGTATCAAAAGTGATGGAACACTGAGTCTCAAGGCCACAAAGACAGGTACATGGGACGGCGGTTCTAACATGGTGCTGAGTGCAGGCTGTATCGCTCTCAACAGCGGCGATGCACCCGATGTTCCGGCTCCAGCAAAAATCACACTCCAGAATCTGCCAGATACTACGTTTGAAGAAGGCCGGGGATGGGTGGTGCAACCAGGCAAGATACAAACTATCGCGACACGGGTTCCCACGCATGAACCCTATCCGTTCCACGGCAGAGGAGTCACTGCCACCGCGGATCTACAGGACACCGGCGAAAGTCTCACTTTCCCAGAAGAATACAATGAAAAATTTGATTCGATACAGGATACCAATTTCGCTGGTATCGAGATCGAGCAATACGAAGATCAAGATCCGGCTTCTTTTGGCATAGGATCGATCACACCAGAACAAGTCACTGGCATGTTGGCACAATCTAGCTACAACGTGGACCAGAGCAGTTTTGAGATCAGCGACGACTTAGGAGTGGGCAAATACGGATTCACTGCAGAACAACTGGAAGCTGCTGGTTATCTCAAACCCGGTACGGTAGAATTCTATCTCACAGATGGAACAGCCACGCCCACAGAAATATTGACCAGCCCTAATGTCTGGACAGGCCAAGCCGGAGTGACCAATGTAGCAGCATTGCTTTCAGATCCTCGATTACAGGATGCAGTACAGACTGATCTATATCAGATCTCTCTGCAAGATTTGCGATCACAAGGTGTAGTCACTGGCAACGAAGATCCAGCAAAACTCGCTGGATTGGTACAAGCATCAAGCAAGTACGGAGCAGAAACAGTGAAATCTTGGATCAAAGGTACAGTGCAAGAAAGCACCATACTGGAAGATATCAATAAACTAGCTCGCAGTGCCCAATATGCTGTGCAGCTAGTAGATAAAAAAGTAAGTTCTGCTATCCAAGGATTCAGCACAGTTCCGGTGACTTCTACCAATGTCACCGTGCGCAATATCATCGACGGAGCAGTCTCGGATGTGATAGGAAATCCCAAAGTTCCCTCCCCAAATTATGTAGGCGGCTTGGACTTTTACGCCAATGTTGCAGATTCTGAGCTCACTTATACAGGCGATGATGAAATCGTGCTGGCCAGGATCAATTCTGAACGGCAGCGCCGTGGATTGCCACCACTGGGTGCCGGCGGAACGATACTAACATAGTAAATACAGTATGGCTACTTTTATTGGATTCAACACCATAGATCAGTACAAAAAATTCACATTGACGGATTTCGCTCTGATCAAACGCGATCTTTTGAACTACCTCAATATACGACAGGGCGAAAAAGTTGGACGTCCAGATGTAGGCACGACCATGTGGAATCTGGTGTTTGAACCACAGACAGAAAAGACAGCAGCGCTGGTATTGGAAGAAATACAGCGTATCGTGGGACAAGATCCTAGGATATATCTCACCGATGCTGTGGCCTATCCGCAAGACAACGGCATCCTAGTTGAAGTTGAAAATACAAACAGTACAAAGGCACCGATGCACAGCGCCTAGCTGTGTTTTTTGATCAAGAATCCCGCCGCGCTTCCTACGTATAAACTACCTAGTTTATTCTAACCATAAATACTCAAACGGAAAGTATTATGGCCAAGACCACTAGACAAACTGCTATTTTTGGCGTAGAAGATTGGAAAAGGATCTATCAGACCTATCGCGAAGCCGATTTCCAAAGCTACGATTTTGAAACTCTTCGCAAGAGTTTCATCGACTACATACGCCTTTACTATCCAGAGAGTTTCAACGATTATATCGAGTCTTCTGAGTTCGTGGCATTGTTGGATGTCATGGCATTCATGGGCCAAGCATTGGCATTCCGTAACGATCTAAATATCAGAGAAAATTTCTTAGACACTGCCGAGCGCAGGGATTCTGTGATAAAACTAGCTGACTTGATCAGCTATACTCCTAAGCGCAACCAAGCCGCCCAAGGATTCCTGAAGGTGTTTTCAGTTTCTACCACGGAAAATGTAATCGACTACAACGGTGTGAATCTTTCCGGAGTCACTGTAAACTGGAACGATACCACGAATCCTAGCTGGCAAGAGCAATTCACAGTGATACTCAATGCAGCACTGGTCAACAGCCAACGATTTGGCCGTCCCGGTGCCAGCAAGAACATTTTAGGTATAGCCACAGACGAATATACTATCAATCTAGTGCCGGGCTATCTACCAGTTATTCCATACAACGCTACCATTGATGGCACCGCGATGGCGTTTGAAGCAGTCAGTTCTACATTCCAAGGACGAGATTATGTACGTACGAACCCAGCCCAAGACCATCTGGCGAGTTCAATATCATGTTCCGCAATGATCGCCTGGGCTTTGCCAGCCCCAATACTGGATTCTTCTTCCTGTTCAAGCAAGGAAACTTACAGGATCAAGATTACAATCTTGGTGAGCGAATTTCCAATCGCGTGATCAATGTCAACATCGAAGGTATCAATAACGACGATGTATGGTTATATCAACTCGATGAAGTTGGGCAGATCGCTCAAGAGTGGACCAAAGTTGACAATATCTATGCCGCCGCGGTAGAACAACTGGCACCAGACCAGCGTAAGTTTTTCTCAGTCACTAGCCGCACCAACGATCAGATCGATCTAAATTTTGGCGATGGTGTGTTCACAGAGATTCCTGTGGGATTGTTCCGGACTTATGTTCGTGCATCTAACGGATTGCAATATATCATCAATCCAGAAGAAATGCAAGCAGTACAGATATCAATCGGATATGTGAGCCGTACAGGAAGATTTGAAACAGTCACTTTCACTTGCGGCTTGAGCCAGCCTGTGTCAAACGCAGCCAGCCGAGAGAACATCGCTGATATCAAGCAGCGTGCTCCTGCTCGGTATTACACCCAGAATCGCATGGTCAATGGTGAGGACTATAACAATCTGCCCTACACATTATTTGGTACTATCATCAAATCTAAAGCAGTGAATCGCAGCTCTATCGGAACCAGCCGATATCTTGATCTAGTAGACGTTACCGGAAAGTATAGCTCTACCAATATCTTTGCCAGCGACGGTTTGATCTATGAGAACACTGAAGTACCTACATTCACCTTCACGTTTGTGGATCAAAACGACATCGCCAACGTCATAATCAATGAGCTCGAGCCAGTGTTGGCCAGCCGTGGAATGTTGGAATTTTATTACAACAATTTTCCCCGGCCTAATCTTGTCCCTATCGGAATCGAGTGGAGTCAGAGCACCACACAAGCCAACGAGACCACGGGATATTTCAAATTTATTTCCAGCGGATCGCCGGCACCCATTGGTCCCAATACCAGCGATAACAAGAAATATATCGCCCA